GCTGTTGACCTGATTACTCTACTCGGTGACCGCTTTGATAACTTGGAGAAACGAAGCAAATCCGAAATTAAAACTATTGGATTGCCCACCGGGTTCACCAGATTGGATAAGTACATCGGTGGTTTTGTTCCCGGTGAAAATGTGGTGGTGGCAGGTCGGCCCGGCATGGGTAAGACAGCATTTGCAGTCAGCATCGGGATTGCTCATGCAAAGCTGGGTGGCAGGGTTATAATGTTCAGTATGGAGATGTCAAAAGAACAACTTGCAGACCGCATACTTTCATCCCTTGGTCGGGTGGACAACCTAAAAGTGAGAAACGCTGATGTCAATGAATTTGAATTGGAGAATATCGCACGTGAATTACTGCTCATTGATTACAAATTTCAAATAGAGGACAGCACAATGCTGGACATAGCACAAATCAAAACCCGAATAAAAACCATGAAGGTAAAACCCACTTTGGTAATCATTGACTATATGCAGTTGGTCAAAAGCACAGGCGGTAAAAATCGGGAGCAGGAAATCGCCAACATATCCCGGCAATGCAAACTGATAGCCAAAGAATGCGGATGTACGGTGATGCCCTTGTCACAACTTAACAGGGGAACAGAGGAAGGAAACAGCCGCCCAAAGTTGGCAAACCTTCGGGAGTCTGGTGCCATAGAACAGGATGCGGACACGGTGTTATTCCCTTACCGACCTGATTACTACGAAGCCCAGAAGAATGGCGGCAATCCACCTGAACTTGAAGATGCTGAACTCATTATCAGCAAGTGCCGTAATGGGATGACAGGAACGCTGCAATGCAATTTTATGGGTAAAACAGTTGAATATATTTTCTAAATATAAATAATTAAACTATATTTGCAGCATGAGAACACAATTAAAAGCACCACAGCGCAACAGCCGCACAACATTTCGCCAAAGTGAAATCGACAGAATGAAAGAAGTAATCAGACACCAGCAAATCCGCATCAGGGAATTGGAAACCGTGCTGAAAGTACAGGACATTGACAAGGATGATGAGCATATCAAGGCCACACACCTTGCAATCAGGTCTGTATTTCCGTACTACCAGCCCGAATTTATCAAGGTGAAAGCCCGTAAACGTGAGGTGTTGGAATTGCGGCAAATATTCATTTGGATTTTGCGGCATAAAACCTCGTTATCGTTGCAAAAAATCGGGCAAATATGCGGTGGCCGTGACCACTCCACAATGATACACAGCATTGAAACGGTGGACAACCTGATGACTTTTGACAAATCATTTGCCCGGAAGGTGGAAGCGGTGAAAAATGCTTATCAAAACTTTGCAGAACAGATATGATAAGTGAAGTTTACAACGAGGACTGCATGGCCTTAATGTCACGCTATCCTGACAAGTATTTTGATTTGGCAGTTGTTGACCCGCCTTATGGTTTAGAAAGACTACAAAAAGGTAGTTTAAGATTAGGTGGTGTTAAAGGAAATTATAAAGATAAATTAGAATGGGATAAAAAACCTACTGAAGAATATTTTAACGAATTATTTAGAGTTTCAAAAAATCAAATAGTTTGGGGTGCAAATAATTTTGTAATGCCACCAAGCGAGTATTTTTTAATATGGGATAAAGCACAAACAGTTGATAATTTTGCTTCTGCTGAATATGCTTGGGTTTCTATGGGATTGAAAAAACCAGCTAAAATTTATAGGTATTCAATCCACAAACATAACCAAACCCATAAAATACACCCAACTCAAAAACCAGTTGCTCTTTACGATTGGATTTTTAAGAACTACGCAAAGCAAGGCGATAAAATACTGGACACCCATTTGGGAAGTGGCAGCAGCAGAATTTCCGCACATAAAGCAGGACTTGATTTTATCGGGTGCGAACTTGACCATGATTATTTTGCAGCAGCAGAAAAAAGATACAAAGATTTTGCAGCCCAGTTGCGTATATTTTAAGTTTAATTTACTATATTTGCACCATGTTAATACTCGATATATGTTTAAGTGACCTGCCCAGTGAGGCAATCACTACCGCCAAGAACGGAAAGAAGTACATCAAGCTCGTATGTGCTGAAAGAAAGACCGAAGGAAAGTTCGGAGAAACCCATTACATTGCCTTGTCGCAGTCAAAAGAAGAACGGGAAGCGAAGAAACCTGCAACCTATGTGGGGGGTGCTAAAAGTTACAATAATGTAACTAACAAAAATGTAAGCAGAGAAAATCTTTTCAAAGCGGACAAAGGGGGCATCATGGAAAACTTCAAAAATGACTATGCTGCCCAAATGGAAAACGAACAAAACGATTTACCGTTCTAATGCAGAACAAAATCATTGAAACCTGCGACCAAATCTGCTCAATGTTGGTGGAAAAGAATGCCAAGTATGGAAACTCCGCACTGGATCCGGTGCGAGTTTTCAGCAAGGCATCCACCACAGAGCAGTTGCTTGTCCGCATTGATGACAAGTTGAGCCGCATCAAAACAACCGGGATGGAAGCACCCGATGAGGACACACTCAATGACCTTATCGGGTATCTTATCCTGCTGAAAATTGCAACCAAAAATGAAAACAACACAGAAGATAAAAATACTTATGAAGTTGATAAGTTAATGACCGAATTTGCAAATCACATAATAAACAAAAAAAATGACACACGAAGATAAACGCAAACACTTTATTACACACGCCCGTAAAGGCATGAAGATGCAGGTTGTCGATGCCTGTAAAGGTGTGGCAAGTTATGCCACCGTGATAAAGGCCCTGAACAATCCCAGCAAGTACAAAAGCAAAAAGGAACAGCAAGTAATTGACACGGCCTTTGAGATTGTGAATGCACCCTATCAGGTGTAGTTTACCAGCTGTTTAGCAATAATGCACCCAATAAGGTATGCAAATTATAAAAATATCACAGGAACAAATTGAAAGAGCAAAAAAATTATACAATTTTAAAGAGCTAAAAGGTTCTATTACAAAAGGAAATAGCAATATATTTGGAGCTTTGGGTGAAATTATTATTTATGATATTTTTAAAAAAAACGGTTACAATGTAAGTTTTAATTCTACCTATGATTATGATTTAATGATAGATAATTTTAAGATAGATGTTAAAACCAAAAGAACAACTGTGATACCTAAACCTAACTATTTATGCAGTATTTCTAATTTTAACACAAAACAAAAATGTGATTTTTATTTTTTTTTGAGAATAAATGAAAATTTTGAAGAGTGTTATTTGTTAGGTTATAAACAAAAAAACGATTTTTTCAATGAAGCAACATTTAACAAAAAGGATAGCTTTGATGTTAATGGTTGGTCATTTAAAGATGATTGTTATAATTTACAAATAGAAAAATTGAATGAATTTAAAAAGGTATGACAACGGAAGATCGTGGTTACAAAACGGTGGTATATTGGAAAGACCAGATGCTATCCTTTGAGCCGGTTCCTGATGACGAACTTGAAAAGACACTCAAAAAATATCGGAAAAAAGGATTTAACGCTGAACCGATTTCGGATGACCTGATAAAAAAAATTGCAGAAAGTTTGAAAATATAAAAAAGTATATTATATTTGCATCATGGAAACACAAATAAAAGTCACACACACAGGCAGCTACTCTGCCAAATTTGAACACGATGATGTCACCTACAACATTGACTGGGAAGATGACAGCAACACCATTTATTTCATTCAGGAATTTGCACCCGGTCAAGATGGCCGCAAATGCGTTAGCATCCCTGCTGAAATTCTGCCAACCTTAATCAGGATTTTGGGCACAATCCACACGGACAATTTAAAATAACAAGGCAAAATCAAGACAAACACTTTAATATTCCAAGGACAATGAATGAAACACTAACCGCACCTATTCAGCCAAACGAGATTGAATGGCGTGTGCAATCAGTTACCAGCACAGGCAAAATGATTGTCGTGCCGTACATTAACAACAGATGCGTAATGCAACGCTTTGACGCTGCCTTCGGGCCGATAAATTGGAAATCGGAGTTCAGGGAGATAACCAACGGCTTTATCTGCCGATTGACCGTGTATTTGGATGGTCAATTTGTCTACCGGGAAGATGGTGCATCAAAGACAAATATCGAACCTGAAAAGGGTGGTATCAGTGATGCAATGAAAAGGGCTGCGGTGCAGTTCGGTTTGGGCCGATGCCTGTATGATTACCCCAAGGTGTTCATCGAATGCAACGAAAAGTATATCCCTGACTGGGCGCAGGACAAGTTGACAAAGCTGGTGGAGTGGGTTAATCTCGGTAACTTCAAGGAAGTAATAATATTGAAGCCATGATGGACATCGTGAATTTATTATTTGATGTAGAGGAAGGCAACGCATCCGCTTTGGATGCGTTCTGCCAACTCACCCGCATTGAAAAGCAAATCAAAGCGGCAAAGGAGCAGATACAATCACAGGCCATAAACGAAGCACAGATGTATGGCAAGACATTTCAGCACATGGGCTTTGAAATCCAGTGTCGTTCCGGTGCAGGTCGCTGGAAGTTTGACCACCTTGATGAATGGTCAGCTGCTAAAATGAAAATGAACACCATTGAAGACCTTGCTAAATGGGCATACAAGTCGGAAGAAAAAGGGGTGCTGCCTGTTACCGATGATGGGGATATCATTCAACCTGCTGTGTATGTGGCAGGAAGTGACACCATTGCATTGAAGGAGATTGAAAAATGAAACAGACAGCGTTGGATATTTTTTTCAGCAAATTAGGTATGCACGAACAATGGGTGATGCAACACGATTTTGAACAAGCCAAAGAAATGGAAAAGGAGCAGATTGAAAATGCTTATCAAGCAGGACAAGACAATGTAGATTATACTGCATCTTTTGTTGACGAAAATGGATTAGAAAATTACTATCAAAAAACATACGGAGGTAACAATGCTGAATAAACGTGAAACCCCGAAGTCAATAGAACAATGGCTGCCACCATGCGAGGATGAAATCATTGAAGCACAGCCATACAACTATGCTGATATGCCTGATGACATTCCAAGCGTGGATGACTGGTTCAAAATAAGGGTGTGGCAGGATGAATTGAACGGCACAGCCCTGACAAATTAGATGGTATTTGGTTTAATGTTGTATATTGCCCCTGCCTTGTTAGCATTCATCGACTTTTTGGTGGATGTTAGCAATCGCAGGGGCTAACTACTTTTATAGATAGATGACTAAAATTGAAATCGTCAAATCTATCATGCATCAGCACATGATGGATGGGCAGCTGATGCTCCCAAAACAAACACTCGCCAAGTTAATTTACGAACAAAACCCCGGAGTATGGCCAAACGTGGATGCGGTACGAAAGCAAATAAGAGCAGCCACAGGTTCAATGGGTAGTAATTCGTACGCAAAAAAACACAGCGAAAATATGCCCGGAAAATCTACCATCGAAGAAGGCCTGAAAAAGTTTGGTCTTTACACAAAGCTGCCAGTCCGAAAGGATGTTGTGCTGCCATCAGGAAAATACCTTGTCATGTCCGACATTCACTTTCCCGAACATGACCCACTTGCTATTCAGGCATCGTTGGAATATGGCAAAGAAAAAGGCATTACAGGCATTGTGCTGAACGGTGACATAATTGATATGTATATGGTCAGCCGCTTTTTGCAGGAAACCAAACGGCCCAGCATTCGTGAGGAATTGATAATGACACGCAGTTTCTTCCAGTTGCTACGTGAGGAATTTCCAACCCTGCCCATTTGGTACAAGTTCGGCAATCACGAAGAACGGATGCGTCATTATTTGCTATCCAATGCCCGTGCCATTGAAGATTTGGATGGTATCACGCTTGAAGAACAACTGCATCTTAAAAAATATGATATTAAAGTAGTGTTCAGGGAACGGATAAAGGCCGGGAAACTTGACATCCTGCACGGCCACGAATTTCAAAAGTCAATCATGGCTCCGGTTAACCCGGCACGTGGTGCATTTATGAGGGCTAAATCTTCGCTGCTTATCGGCCACCATCACCAAACATCCAGCCACCACGAAAACAACCTGAAAGGCGATGAGATTGTTTGCTTTTCCACCGGGTGTCATTGCACACTTACCCCTGAATACAACCCCTATGGCTACATCAAACAAAATCATGGTGGTGCTATCGTGACCGTGCTACCCAACCGCAATTTCCACGTAGAAAATTACCGCATAATAGAAGGGAGAGTTTACTAATGTTTCACACTCCTTTATGTTTGGAAGTTATTGCAGGGGATGAAATGGAAGATGCCCTGTATGAAATGGGGATTGCACCTTCCGAAGTTGATTTGTACCAAGAGCCGACATTCCCCGTATGTTTGTACAAAATTGACTGCATGATGCCCGACAATCGCAGCACACCAAAAAAGCCGTTGACAATTATTGTGTGCGGTGAGTTGACTTACATTGTCAAGTTTTCAATCGAACACCTTATCAACTTGGTGGATGTCCACCGATAGTTTTTACACAAAGCATTGAGTGATTTTGCTCAATGGAATGAGCAATTTTACAGAATTTTGCTTATCCGAATGTGCAAAATAGGGTAAAATCAATGGTCTGCCCTGCGTTAAAACGCTTCACAATCTCGAACCAGTGCTTATCAGGTACAACCTGACACCCTGCCGACCACTTATTTACCCAGTCACCCAGCCCGGCACGATGAAAGTTTATGCCAAACAACCCGAACTGCGTCACTTTTTGGTCAAGTTGTCTGTCTTTTGTCCCATCCCGGTAGATGGTAATCGGCAAAATCTGCTGAAAATAAGGAGCACCAAGCCACAAATTAGACCATTTTGCACCTGTTACAAAGCGGTGTGAACCGACAACCTGCTGTTCAGTGGCTACTGCTGTGCCATTTATCCCACCAACGGTGAGAGGATTGTAAACATAGAAGTCACCTGCGGTAGTGGATGCAGGGCAAACGTAGACAATTTGCCCGTATTTGTAGACTACGCAGTAATCTTCAAACTTATTTGTCAGCTTATCATCCGTGCGAAGCCATACAATCCCGTGGTATTGCGGCAACCACTTGCGTTTTTTCAGCTCATTGGCTATGTAGTTGGCCAGTGCTTCGGTTGTTTTCGGGCCGATAACCCCATCCGCTTTCAGGTTTGCCCCGTTTTTGTTCAGTAGTTCTTGCAGTGCTTTCATTTTGCTATGAATAATAATGATGATAAGATTGCGATATTTCGCCACGCATTTCGTTTCCTACGCATTTTATTGTTATCTGTGGCACATTGTACCAACTGCTTATTTTGAGTGGCTGTAATGGCCTCTAAATGCGTTATCGCACTATCTTGTAATTTTATGACTTGCTCTTGGCTGTAAATTACCACGCTGTCATCGGAGATAATCTCCCAGCAAAGTTGATTTTCGTCAATCAGGGCGGCAAGTTTAACCGTGTCTTTTTGAAGCTGGGTAATGGTCAGCGTATCGTGGACATATTTTGTCCTAATTTGGCGAAGGGTTTTTATCTTTTCAGGTCGGTTGATCAACAGCGCAGCATACTCGTTTTTGATGCTGTCAATTTCGGCATTTAAACTATCTACCAGTCCTGTGTCTGCCTGTGGTTTTTGTTGTGTCGGGCAATGCCCAAAGACAAGCACAGTGATAAGTACACCACAAAGCACAAAAAGCCAATCACTTCGTTTCATCCTCCGCAAAGAAATTGGTCACGAACTTGCCGACCGCACCGCACACACCTGAAATCAGCATCAACTTGGGATGGTCAAGGTTAAGCCCGGCAACGAACAAAGATGCAGCGGCAATGCTGTCACCTAATACCCTGAACCGCTTGGGGGTGGGTTTAAAATATCCTTTCAGTTTCATCTTCCTTGTCCTCGGTATGGTTTTGCTGACTTGTGTTTGTTGGCTGACTTCGTGTGTCTGCCCAGTTTCCGTTTGCTTTTCGGTTGCCATTTTACTATCTCCTTACTTTTTGCCATATTTAAAGAACTTGTAAATGCCAATGCAGGATAAAACAAGGGCAGCGGTGAAAGACAGGAATTGAATAATCGGAAGCAACTTTGCAGCAGCCCCGGCCAACCATAAAAGCCAACTACCTACGATGGTTTCAGTTTCGTTTTTCATCAGGGAAAGGGCGGTGCAGGTTTGGGAACATACGGAATAAGCGGCAAGTTTTGCACCCACATAAAATCAGGGTTAACGCATTGACTGATTTCTTCAACGGAGATTACCCACCTATCGTCATTGTCCTGAATGGGGTTGAAGTAGCTGTCATCCATGTACCATTGGCCGACGAGCAAATCTTTGTCAGTTTCAGTCAACAGCCCTACATAGGTGCTGTATTGTTCCGGGGTTAAATCTTTTAAGGTCATACGTTGCGAGATAAAGTTGTTTGGTATGCCTGTACTGCGGTGTAAAAATTAGCGGCTTCGGTGTCGGTTAGGCCGTCACCAATGGATGCAAAAGCCAAATTTGCATTTGAAAATTCTGCAATACTTGAACCATTATTTACTGCTAATAAACTGAAACTTCTATTTATATTACTATCAGTTCCACCGCTTTTAATTGTAGGTGTTAAATTATTTTGAAAATACTTAAATTGTCCAGTTGTAATTTTAGACAAAATAAACATACCTCGCTGTGGTGTTACAACTGCGGCTAAATTTGTTTGTTGCTGTCCTATACACGAGAAGTTAGCATTATTAAAATTTAAGTAAAATCTTGTAGCGTTTGTCGGACTTACAGCATCAGATATACCCATTGATGTATTAGAAAAAGATGGTAAAACATTTCTTTGATACATTGATATATGTTTACTTGTTATATTCAAAGATGTACTTTCTGTTAAAAAAGTATCAGCATAACCATTGGTTGAATTTCCGGAAATACCATTTGCATTGTGCGTAATTCCACCGTAGAATACCAACCTGAATGCAGCATCCAAATCACGGGGGTCTTTCAAATTCCATTTGTGAGTTGTAGCCGTGCCACCAACAAAAGGATAAAGTGCTTTCATTTTTGTCCAAATGCCATAGGTTTTCAAATTAACCACCAAAGTGTTGATGGCACTCTGCTGCGTGGCATCGGTTATGGCAGCAGCCGTGATGAATGCTTGTGCATCGGCATCGGTTCCGCCACCGCCTGCCGCAACAAAGCTCCCTACACCAATACCTCGCCTTATCATACGTTATACGCTACGATGCTGCCGCTTGTCAGGGTTATGCTGCTGAAATAGTCACCATCGGGCAACGAAATGAACGTGCCTTGTTTCAGGGTTACGCCTGTCAGTCCAAGGGTTGTCATTACACTTGCCGCATTTTTGTCAAGGGCAGCGGAAACAACTGCATCTGCGTTTACGACAAAGCCCTGCCAACGGCCGGTATTTGCGCTTGTGTTACTTATCACCTTGCATCCGGTGAAACCTGCCATAAATTGTGTTGAAGTACTCATTTTATTCTATTGTTGGGAATGTTAAATTGTTATTTGGTGTGTCGCAGTAATCTCTCAAATTTGGACAATGATATTCGATAACGGCTGCAACTCCGCTAACGATGTCCGTTTGGGCGTCATAAAAGGGTGTAATGCTGTCGTTGATTACCCATGTTCCGGCTATGTTGTTTCGGTAAACGTAGCGCAGCATTGAGTAAATGTCCAACATCACCGTGTGCATATCGCTGATGCGTTCTACTGCATCGGTAAAATCTTCACGATGCCTGTCAGCAATGGCAACCGCAAAGCGGTAAATCACCTTGTCAACGGTCACCTGTGAACCATCAGGAAAAATCCGCATCAACGGATAAAGCTGCTCACCGCTTGTATTGATGTTTGGCTCAATATTTACGATGGTTGCCTTTATCTGCTTGTGGTTGTTCCCGGCAGTTTCGAGTGCTTCCAGTAGTTGGTTGATTGTTACCATTGAGATAGAGTTTCAGTTTGTTTTCGTTTTTTGTCCTGACTTTATTCATGAAAAGAAACCACGTAAAAATTTATAGTCATCATCTTCGCCCAAATAAAAGCCACCAAATAAATATTGGTTCTGTGGATTGATCACGTCAAGTCCACTCGCAGGGTTTTGGTATTCGGGGAAAAGTGTATCATTTTCGGCAAGGTACAAACGCAATCTTTCAGCGTAGTATTCGGCCTTGTTTTGATAACGCTGCTCAATCATGCGAAGCTGGTCAACATCCACCGCATTTGCATTTTCTGCTCCACGACTTGCTGCTGACTTGTTCATCATTTTGTAGGTCAATGGAAGCATACTATCCAAAATCACGTAGTGATACAGACAAGGTGCAACGTATTTGTTGACCAATGTCAGGTAATTACCACCAAGCCCAGCCCCATTGATGTCATCACAAATCTTGTCATACAAGGTGCTGCCCAAAATATCACGGATATATACATCCTGTGCGGTACGCATGGCAGTTTGAAGCAACTTGCTATCAACGTTTTCGTCAATCGGGGTATTCTTCTTGACATCCTGCTCACTTACGAAATATGCGAAATTAGCCATTTGATTTTCTCCTTACTATTCTTTGTTTCCATTCGTGACGACAATGCGGAATGTGCAATGGTGGGTCAGTGTTTGGAACGGTGTACCAACCGCCACGTCTTAACCAAACTGAATAGTCCATGATTTGCGACATTTGTTCAATTTCATCACGAGTGTAAAGTTTACCCATTTGCATCATGCGGACACAAAACTCACGGCTTTCACCACCGGGCTGCAACGGCAACGCATCAGGATCTAAATCGTACTTGTATCGCAGTTCAAGTTTAGGCAGTTCGGTGTCTGCAATCTCTCCACGGCCAATGTCGGTGATTTTGATTGCGTTATTAGTCCAATTTATCTTACCGCTGTCCTGCAAAGTTTTCAAAATCTTGATGACTTCTTCTTCACCTATTTTTGTGGCTGTTGAAATGTCTTTCAATGTGGCTTTTTCATCGGAATTTACCACAGCCAGTACCCTTTTTTCTTTGGTGGTAAGTTCAAATGTAAGTTTCACTTCCTCAAATTCGCTTTCATCAGCACCAAACTTGGCAAAAACCGACAAGTCATTATCCGACCATTTATGAAATTCGCAAGTGTGACCGTCAAACTTCTGCGCCTGAATAGTGGTGTTTTGCAATCCGAGTGCTTCACGTGCTTCCTCACGGCTTACAATGCCAAACTGGTACAATGCCACATAATCAACACCCAAGAAATCGCTGTCTTTGGTATCTAATTCAATACCGGGATAAACGTATTCAAGGGTATTTTCAAGGCAAGTGTCAAGTTTTACTTGACGTTTGTTGACGTATGATTTGTGGAACAACTCGTATGCTTCAATCATTTCATTACGCTGACCAAGTGCGCCTTCGGTTGCATAACCCAGCAGAATTTTCGGGAAGTTGTGGCCGATAAAGATTTCATCCTGCACCGTTTCGTTAAGTTGCAGGAATTGCTTGTCCATGTCGGAAGGTTGCAGGTGTGCAATCTCTGCCGACTTTTCATTCATTTCGTTAAACTGAATAAGCACACCACCTGCGTTGTCTGTGCCGGTTGTTTTCTGCTTGAACTTCCTCTCAAAGTTAAAGGCAATTTCCTCTGTCGGTTGACCTTTGAACAACTGAACCAGTGTGCCGTTGGCAAATCCGTTGCGGATGTTGTTGTTGTGGAAGTTGGCTATCTCAACATCGATTTCAATGTACTGCAAACAATGCTGATAAGGGGGCAACGGATAAACACCCAAGGCAGGTGCGTATTCACGGAAATAAAACAACTGCACTTCCATCGGCTGTGCCTTGTTTGGATTGAACGGAGCATAATGCTTCATGTCCTCATGCTTCGCCTTTTTCCAATCCTCTGCATACATATAGATTTCGTGGTCAAGTGTCCGAATGTTGCTGAAATCTACGTGATACAAAGCAGAAATTTGCCCCACTTTGTTGTAATGCACCTCATACGCAAATCCGTTGAACAATTCATAATCGAGAGCTAACTTATTTTTGAACTCTTGAATACCCTCATAAGGGTTCACGTATTCAATTACCTTAACTGCGCTGGGGTTGCCATCCACCAAGGTTTCTTCACCTGCTACAAAACGGGCTTTTTGCCTTACAATAGCCCCGTGTTTTGGGCTTCTGTTGTAAAATTCAAGTAACGTATCAGGAAAATCGTTCTTTTCCCCATAGGTCACGATGCCTTTATTCTTGTTTTCCTTGAATTTAGGCAACTTTGACTCAGTGAAATTTATGCGTAGTAAATCGAAACTCATCCTATATGGTGCTGCTTAATGGTTGTATTGACCTCATGGTCGTTAAATGCGGTATGTGATGCGGTAACATAGGCCAATCCCCGGTCAATTTCCTGCGATGCAAGTAATGGATTGGTATTGGTCGGGGAAGTTTGTGCGTACAAAGCCCAGTAATGTGTACCAACGGCCAATGTTTTTGCGGTGCTGCTGCCCTCTACAAATGAAAAAAGTTGGTATCTGTTGGGTGCTGTGCTTGTATCGGTAACGATGAATGCCTTTTGTTCCTGCGACATTTCACTTTCAAAAACAAGCAGATAGTACACGGGTGAAACCGTTACTTTTTCCCTGCCAGTGATGATCAGTTCAGGTGTGCCGCCCTTTGTAATGTAAAGCATCCTATCTATATAAGTAGGTCGGTTTCATGTTAAACAAAAAAGGCCGGGAAAACCCGACCCTTTCTGCATGAAAACACTATGAAAAATCAAAGACCCAGCGAAGTTACAACAGCGGCCTGAACTTTCAAAGGTAAATCGGTTTCTTTGTGGAGAAAATTTAATACATGACCTTTGAAATCTCCAAACGCTTGTCCGAAGTTTGTTTCACTTTGCTGCAACTGAACACCATAGTCAGCACCCAGCAGCCAGTAGTCACCACTTGCATCAAGGGCAATGGCTAACATTCTGTTCTGTGCGAGAAGTTTAATCTCGTTGCGCTGTGCAGTGGTAACTTTGTGCAAACGTGCAACAAGGTCAGCTTCGTAAAACACAGTTCCGTTTTCAGTTGAAGGAATGGTTCTCCAAGTCATAGACCCGGTTTCCTTTTCAAGTTCATACTTGAAGTAGCTTTTGCCACCACTCAAAGTGTGGGCAGAAACTTCGCCTGATGATTTGGTGAGAGTAGATTTGGCATCGAATTCCACGAGCCAAATATTTTTGATACCTGCTGCTGCGGTTTTGCAGTCCAAGGTAAATCCGGTGGTTAATACACAAGGCATATTTTTTTTTTAAATTAAAGGGGGGTAGGGTTTTTCCCCACCCCCCGGGTTAAACTTTCTCTATTCGGTTAAAATTAGAGTGTGAAAAGAACAACTTGCTCAGGGTAAGCAACCTGACATCCGTATTTGAAAGCGGTGTGGAATTGTACTCTGCGCTCGAAAGGATTGAAGATGAATTCAAATTCTTCTTCTTCGTTCATCATGTCAGTACCCAAGAAGAAATTGCTCCACAGACCAGCAACGATTTTGTTTGTGCCGTTCATACCGTGCAGACCGTAAATCTTAATGCCACTGATAGGGTCAACGATTTCCATCTCTGCGATTTCGTTTGCAGGGTAGTGGAACAGATTAGAAGTTACCAACCACTGTCTGTAAAGACGGAAAGTATCTGTACCCATAGCAATCATCAGGTCAGGTTTTCCAAGCAGTTCAGCAGGGATAACGCTGTAAATGGTAGTGATGATGTCATCGATGTTGGAAGCAGTGATAGAAGCGTAAGCGTTAGCCACGTTACCTTTGATAGGGTCACCTGCACCACCGAAACCGAGGTCTCCGAGGATAGTCAGGAAGCCATCCCAGTAACCCAAGTTGCCAACACCACCTGTGGTATCACCCTGCCAAATTGAAGTTTCGATAGCTTCGGCCATTTTAGCTGCTTTTTCAGCTCCGATTTGCTCGGTAAATACACCCATGTCGATAGCTTCACCTGCGGCAAGAGCTTTCTGTGTGTATTTGGTTTCAAGGTCTTTGGGGCACAAAGTTTCCTGAACCTTAACTTTTCCAACGGTCAGGGTGCGCTTGGACAGGGTAGTGTTGCCACTGGTCTGATAAGAGCAGCTGTCAGATTGGAAGTAAACGTCTGAATACAGCAAAGGCAGTATTTCAGCAGATTTGATACCGGGGAGAACCTGTCCAGCACCCTGCAAAAGATTTGCAGTTTTGGCGGTGAACATCGCTTTGGTCAGAAGCTGTAAGCTTTCCTCTTTGGTGTAATTGGTGAGACCTGTTACGTCAAATGCCATGATTTTATTTTATTTTTTGATTGATTTGATTGCGGAAACAAAGCCAAAGAAATTTTCCTCTTTTTCGGGTTTAACTGAACCGAATGGCTTTTTGGTCGGTTCAGGGGTGGTGGCTGCAAACTTTTCAAACACGCTGAAAGTTTCTTCAACTTTGCCCAGTATGTTGACAAGTGCAGTTTCAAGGGTAGCGATTTTCGCTGCCAGTTCTTCGTTAGCGGCACGGAGTGCGTCGAACTGCTCAACGGATGCAAACTGATTTTCAACCTCAACTTCCTCAACGGGAGTTTCTTCTTTGGTTTCGATCATTTCAACCACACCATCTTTGGTTGTCACCAAAAGACCAGTGGTAGTTTCATGCACTCCATCAGGTGCAGGCACGATGCCTTCTTCGCCTTTAACATTCAGGAGCATTCCAGCGGCAAGTTCCTCGCCTTCGAAAACCACGATAGTTCCGTCAACCAAAGTCAACTCACCAAACGCAGCAGGCACAGGTTCTTCGCTGAAACGCTGCTTTACCTCTGCCATGAATGCGGCAAGAGATAACTTCATTTCGGCTAATTCTGATTTAAATTCCATATATCTTAAAAGGTAGTTATGTTTTGCCCTATGCAAAATTTTTCAGCATGGCGGTTATTTCACGCATCATTTCAAGGACTTCATCCTGTTCTTCCATGTCAAAAAGCCCCTCAACGCTGAAACCTTTCCATTCGCCATCCTTAACTTTTGCCCATATTTCCTCATTGTCTATTAAATAGGTCAGGAACCAGCTGCCATCCTTTGCATCTTCGTACCCGGTAGGTGGCATCACACCACGTTTGCGGTCAATGAAGTATGACTCAATCATGTGGACACCCTCTTTCACGGGGTTGGCATGGTCGGTATTGACTGCTTTATAGGCATCATTGCGGACAAATTTCTTTGCTATCTTCCAAATGGTGTCGGCATCAAAGGTCACGTAGTACTCACCCCTGATGTCATCGTAGCGGTAAATGGGTAAATCGGCTAACATTGCCGGGCCTGTCACGATGCGCTTTTCTTCGGACTGAACCGAGTATGCCTGTCTCATGTCTATCTGTTGCAATTTGCGACTTGCCCATTCGATACCCTCATCACCACCCCAAGCCAACCACATCAGGCGGCCACATCCGTCACCTAATTCCTTGTCGCTGTTCTGTCTGTGCCTTTCAAACCCTGCCATTCGTGCAATTGTGTCACGGGTGATGGCTTCACCATTAGCTAACTGATTAGCCCTGATTTTACCCACCGCTGTTCCGCAGTCACCCCATCCGTTTTCTTCGGCCCAACGCAAAGCAACCTTTGCATTTTCTTTGGCCGCTTCGGGGTAGTCATCATAGCTTTCAAATTTCTGTCTGCTTTCCCATTTGCTGTAACACACGGCAGCGGCTTGGTCTTGCTCCATGCCTTCGCCAATCATTACCGGGATGCAACGGCTGATAAATTCATCTTCTGTTTCGTTTGCTGTCGGATCAACAAATTGGTCTTTGAACAGCATGAAGTCTTTTTGTATGGCTGGGCGGTCAACGAGAGAAACAAACTCAACCCCTGTTTCATCGTCATCATTGACCACAATTTTGTACACTGGTAATTCCATATCTTTAAAAGTAGGTTTAAACGACACTTGTATTTCTTAACCTGCGGACACGGGTCTGCGTTTTGGTGATGTCGCCTTCAAGAACGTACACTCTACCCATGCCACCGAACTGACCTTCTTCCGGGAGTGCGCCGCCTGTTAGTGGAGTCATTGGTGAAGGTGCAGCACCTACCGCACCCATTCCACCACCGCCACCGCTTCCCCCTGAACCACCTTTCAAAATAGCTTTTGCACGTGACATCGCACCCAATACTGCTGCGACTTGTTGTGCGTAAAATATTGGGAATGCGTATGGAGCTGCTGGGCCTGTTGCTGCTGCACCTTTTTGAGCAATATCCAAACCCTGTGCAAAACCTACACCTGTTTTGATTGCAATATCCAAAAGTGCCGCTGCCTTTGCTGCATCGCTTCCCTCTTTTAAGATACCACCAAGCGCACCAACAGCATTTACGGCTTCATTTAATGTTGCCATTTGTGCTTCTTGTTTTGCCTTTTCGCTATCCTCTTTTGCCTTTTTATCAGCATCGTAAATTTCCTTTTTCTTTTGGGCAAGTTGCAATTCCAAATCAACGGTGCTTTGACCAAATTGCTTTGCATTATTTATTTGGGATTGTAACCTCTCAACTTCAAGTTGTGCGAGTGCTTCGTTATTTCCGACAAGTGCAACCTGCTGTTTTTTGTAGTAGTCATCGGTTGCCTTTATTGCATCGGCTGCTTCCTTTTCCTTTCGTGCTTTTTCGTCTGCTGCTGCCTTTTCCTGTTCTGCCTGTTGTTTGGCATAAAATTCAGTCCTTACTTTTTCAAGTTCTGCATCACGAAGTTTGTTGATTTCAATTTCGGTAAAATTCTTTTCTTTATAGCCCTTTATTCGTGTTGCAAATGCGGCATCGGCAGCGGCAATCTGCTGGGCAAGTGTATCTTGTTCCAATGCCAATAATGTGGCACGTCTTTCAAGTGCATCAGCAGCTTCTTTTTCCCGTTGCTCTTTTCTTTTTTGTTCGTCTGCTTTTCTTAATTCCTCGTTTTTTGCATTCTGTTCTTGACGTTTTTTTGTGTCTTCATCTCGAACCTTGTTTTGAAATTTAAGATTTTCTAATTCTATAGCTTGACGTGCTTCTGTTAATTTTTCTTGTACTTCTAAATTACCAACATCTTTTTTTAATTCATCTTCTAAATCACGTACACGCATTTTCATAAATCTAATACGAGTTTCATGCAATACTTTTTCACTTGCACCTGCTAATTTTCTTTTTTCAATGGCTAATTCCATTGATTTTACATCTTTCTGCGAAACCCTATCAATGAAATCAAGTGCTTCTTTTGACCTTTCAGCTGCCTTTTCTGCTTCCGAACCTAAATCATTCAAATACTGAATTGCACTCGTAATAGCTACAATTAAAAGACCGATACCTGTGGCAGCCATTGCACCTTTCAAAGTTGTAAATGCAGTCACAACATTTGTACGTATCATTGTAGCCACCGCACCCAATGCGTTCTGCATATTTAAAAGCTGCTGAATACCCTGTGCAAATGCCATAGCACCCTGCACTTGCATCATTGTTTTTTGTACATCTTCACTTTCAGCACCGAATAAAGCCATTGCACCAGTAACGGCAGAAATGCCACCAGCCAAACCTTGTGCAACTGTTGCAACAGCTTCAAATTTATCGGGGTTCAAACCTGCAACACGCTGTTGAAAATCGCCCATTTGGTCTTTAAGTTCTGCAACTCTTTTGGCAGCGGCAACAGCTTCCGGTGAAAATTCACCAAACTGCTGCGCTAACCTTACCGCTTCCTGAGTAGCTTCCCTGATTTGGGTTTTTATAGATTTGAAGCTGTCAAGCCCTTGCGCTAATTTGGTAACCTTTTCGGCTGCCTTTTGTGCTTCCTTACTGCTTTCACCAAATTCTTTTGCAATCTTTTTGGCTTCGGCTTCGGCCGCCTTGATTTCTTCTTTTAACTTTTTAACCTGTTCCGCACCGCTTACCGATGCGTTAAGTTTTATTCCAACTATTGTTTCTGCCATTTTATTTGTTTGTTAATGCGTACCACCTTGACCCGTTGCATACCAAATATGCTGTACCCCATTGGTTGTTGATGTTGTAATGGTCACTTCCATCTATGTATTCCCCACTTTGTGCTTCTATGCGTAATGTTCCACCCGATTCTGCTTTGACTATCCAAAACCCTTTCGATGTTGATGTGCCAACCGGGGGCAATGTAATGGTGTGATTTCCCCCTGCTGAAAAGATAATGATGTCCTTGTCCATTTCAGCAGTATAGTTTGCTGTCGGAAATACAAATCGGTTTGTTCCAAAATTGTTAGGTTGTATTAACTGCCCTTGCATCCACACTTCGTTGCATCCTGCGTAACCTGATGGTGGTGCTTGTCCAATTACAATGCTATCATCGCAAATGAAAGTCACTCCGCTGGTTGCAAAGGCAGCGTTTCTGTTTCCAAAGTTTGAAAGGATATTCCCTACCATTATGCCATCCCCGGCATCATTGTATTGACCTATATTGAAGCCACGCTGACTTATTACTTTATTCGTTGTCTTGCCACCTTCGGGGTCTTTTTCATCTTTTATATTGTCATTGCCTTGGCTTCCACCACCGCCCACGCTTCCTGTCGTTGCCGTGAATGTCGGCCCTGCTTTAAGGAACAAAAACTCACAGATGTTGACAGATGGGTTAATTGGGTCGTAATCCTCAATCTTATTCAACCGGAAGTAATTGCCATCAAAGAAATACAGGTCACGGAATGACAACTTTTCCATGTCAGCCGGGGTCAGGTAGAAATGGCCTCTTACTATCTTGCTGTCCTTGTCTATAATTTCGGACATATACTTTGACCAGTAAGCATTGAACAAATTATTGTTGGTCATTTCTGTACCTGCTGGAATACCTATAAATCTTGGCATCCCATAGTTAATATCCGATGTAGGTGTTTTTGGATTGTCCAAATGCCCTGTGTATGGATATTTTGTTTTGTTGGTAGATGTGCCACCAAGCACTCTTACTTTGCCATTATAAACTAAATAAGGATTGCAAGACAACGCAGCATATTGCAATATCCTGATTTTACCAGTGTTGAAATTTAGATTGTCGCCATTGTCAATATAGGTTAGTGTTTTGTCATCCTTTGGAAATGAGTTTAAAATAGAAGCACCAAATCCTGTTTCAATTTTCTTTTCATCTTTGACAAAATCATTTTCAATAAATATCTGTCTGTCGCCATATATTCGATTGTAATCGGATTTGTATTCTTTGTTGCCTTCGTCATCACCCTCTTGATGGGTAAAGATATATTTACCTGCTTCAAGTTCACCCATTGGAATGATGTCAAGTGGTTGTGACAAATCCCTTTTCTTTGTCCAATCTCTTACGGTGTTGATGTAAAATTCCTCACGTGGCAGAATTAAAAGCTCGTTTGTCATTTCAGTTGGTTCAACATATAAATTGAACATCCTGAAAATCCACCTTAAAAATTCCGCTTGTTTTGTTTCCTCATTGAAAAACCCAATAAAATCTATTGTATTGTTATATCCCGGTGCATCAACAATTTGATTGTAAAATTTAGTACCAGAATTTTGAATAAAAGAATTTAATGTGATGTCTGTTCTGGCCGCAATCAACTGACCATTTATTTGAATGTTGTCAAGTAAAATAGACACCACATCACCCTGATTTAATGCCAAACTTTCACCCACTAAAATTGTTTCATCAAATGTGATTATTTTTGTTTCAGGGGTTGTGGTGTGTGTAACAATTTGAAGCTGCCCATTTCTTACTGCCGCCCTGATGCCGTTGACATATATAGAATAAATGCAACTGAAACGCTGTTGAATATTTTGGGTTACAACAGAATTAAAAGTTACATTTAATGTGGATTTATTGTAAATAAACAAGTCATACTGCCCTGTCTTGCCAACCGTGAACTCACTGGTTGTCGTATTGAATTGGTTTGAAGGGTCACTTATCTCCGTTTGGAATGTAATCTTTTGCGGAATGGTTATGGTCTGCCCTGATGACTTTTGAACAAGGAATTGCCGTGATTGTATTTCGGCTTCGGGCAATACCGGGAATTGAGTGGGGCAAGGCACAACCAATCTTTTGAACTGCGCTGTGTTGAAAAACGAACCGCTTGTATATGTGTACCCAGCACCGCTGAAAATCTTGTCTACAATGTTTTTGGCATATAGACACACACTCATGTCATCGGTTTGGAATGTGCTATAATCAGGATATCTGCCATTGTCTAACCAAGTGTACACATAGCCCTCACCAATAGGTGCGCCACCGCTAAAATTCACATAGCCGCTGCTGTTTTTTATTATCGAAGTGTCCCACGAATTGAAAATGTTAGTGTCACTCATGATGTGATTGTACTCGGTAAAGTCCAAATCACTCAATTTGCTGTCCGCAATCTTGGCAGTAAGGTCAGCTAACTGCCCGTGCATGGAGCATTCGTACTCAATTTGGTTCAGGTCGTTAACCTTAATCGACAACAAACGGATAAAACCTTCTATCTGCGTTACTTCATCCACGGTCAACAGCGCATCGGCTTTCAGGTTAGGATTGAAATCAGGACTGAAATTGGTCGCAGTCGTATTGCGGATGCTCAAGTTCAAATCAAACAAGTGGGTGAACAGCTTGTTATTTGTCTTTGTACCGGGTAACGTGAATGTCTTTGTCCAATCCGATGACCTGCTTTCAGGTTCACGGATGTCGGCAATGGATTTGTTAATCTGTATTCCAAAATCGGTAGGCAAATCCACGCTATACCCACCGCAAACTAATCTTACGTTATTCATGCGTTTTGCAACCTTTCCGGCTCGGTATATTCAACGGTAATTTGCAGGTTGTTCGGGCCATCAATATAATCAAACACCTCATAATTGGTGTCTGTGATATTGACAGGAATGTCACCCAAGAAAACCACAGGCGAAGCAATCAAATCTTGCAGCCATTCAAATTCGGTTTCATTCAGCCAGTTTGTGTTCAGCACCACTTGCTTTGTCTTTTCAGTAGCATACGAAGTCATCCCATGCTTTGTTTTGTCATACGCAAATGTGTTTCCTGTCAGGGTGTAGTTATTGCGTTTAAACTGCTTTCTGCTCACGCTGTATTTGTCACGTGATGCCATGCTGCAACGCACACTTTCAAAGCCACCCAACGGGTTCAGGAAGTAAAGGTATTGCGGCACATATTTGCTGCATTCTTCCACCACATCAAAGCGGTACACTTCGCTGAAATTTCCACCAATCGTCTGGGTGAACTGTATGGTGTAATATGCCGTGCCAACAGGCACAACGCTGCCGGGTGTTCCCGATGTCAACTCCCCTGCTGTGAGTGCGTTTAACTGAACCACACCTGCGCCAAATCTAACCATGAATTGTGATGTGTCTGCTGTACTCGCAGTCCAAGGTAGCTTCAAATAGCTTGTGGCAATCACTGAACCTGCGGCATTGTATGCCATCACCTTTGGTTCGATGTTAAAACCGAGCAGCAAAAAATAAAGGTAGTCGTACTGCTCACGGGTTACAATCCTTGGCCGTACACGGGTGAGAAATTTGGCTGAATTGGGTGTGACATTTATCTTGTAAGTTTCGGGTGTTTCACTTCCGTACAGATTAAACAGGCCATTCCATACATATTTACCCGTGTCGGTTGCAAGTGCAAGATATTCCGTGCCGCCATACTCCTCACCAAATTCCACGCTGTATGCAAGATAGCTATTATTGCACTTGCTTACCGCTGTCAGGTTTTGGGTGAAATCGTAGGTCACATAATTTTGCAGGATACGGCTGATGTTGAACACACCCTTGTCGGTAGTTCCGTGAAATATCGGGGCTTTCAGTTTGGCAATGGTAGTGCCTGATGCGTTTTTGATTACCGCAATAAACTTGAAATTTGCCTGTGCGTAGTTGGTAGAAGTAACCACGTATGAAACATCGGAATAAACCGGGCTTACATCATTCGGCTCGGTATTGATTGTAATTGCCATCTACCTAAAAAAGTAGGTTTTCGCCTACCTATGTAGTGGCAATCTCACTTGTAACGTATGCGGTTATGGGTTTACCCAAGGCATCTCCCAAGTGCTGTGCGATTGCATCTATATTGGCAGGGGTCAGCACATCCCCTATAAAGTTACCGCCTTTGTAACCGAACCGCTTTATTGTTCCTTTGGATGCTATTTTGCGAGATATAGCAATCGCAAATGACCTGACCGCTTCATCCATTGTTTGCCCTTCCTTTGGCTTCACCTTTGCATACACCGTTCGTTTGTTTCTTATCCAATTTTCAAGCGACTGAATTGGTGGTTTGTTTCCGGGCCTTCTGCCTTGGTCAACATACAGATAATATTTTGACATCATAATCGGCACGGTCACTCCGCTTGGTGTTTCAATGAAATCACCCACACCCGTTTCCGCAATCAAGTTGCCTGTGGACTTCAAGTCCTTTCGTTCCATGTCCTCACGGATGGCATCAATTAAACGCTGTGCAACTCCAATAACAAGGTCAGCAAGTAATGAATTAGGCATAGGGCTGTCGGGTATCCCGAACTTATCCAGCAACCCTTTGTTGATTGCATCCAGTTGCGCTTTGGTAATGTTCACACTTATAAAAGTAGAAACCCCGACACAATGGCCGGGGCTTCATCCGTATGGGATTTGCACCCATGTCCTCACAAAGTGAGATGCTACTCAAAGGCAGTATTCATTCCTGCTTACACCAACGGTATTTCAAACTTACAACATTTCTTGCAAAAGTGCAATCTTGTAAACGGTGCTATCTTTGGCAGACTTTGCCGACTGCGCTGCGGTGTTTAATCGTTCTGTCCTTGCCCTGTCCTTTTCTGTTTGGAAACTGACTGCGTTTAAGAACTCAACAAGCGGCATATTCAAAAAGAAATCCCACTTTGTCCTGTCACCCCCTGCTATGTTGTCCACCATTTTCAGCCAACTGATGGCGGGGCGGTCTTTTCTTCGGCTATCTTCTTCAACTTCTCCACTTCCTGCTCTAAAAATACTTGGGTAGCTTCGAGTAATTCCGGCAAGCATAGAGAAAAAAAAAGCGTGTAGGCATACGCAAATGAAATCGGCATCTTCTCCCTGAACTGCGCAGCAATCTTTTCGAAGTCATCTGTCTTTACTTCCTTGCGTTTGGGTGGGAATATCCGGTAAGGAACGCACAGGGCTGCCATAATCATGTGCAAGTTCTGCACCCATTTGTCCTTTTCAGCAAACAAGTCCTGCACCATGATAAATTGGTGCGCTTGTAAGTGGTGCTGATTGGCTGCGAATTTATACAGGGTATTTCCTATGCGGAAGCTACCCACGTTTTTTGCGGTGGGTAATTCTGCCATGAATGCAAGTTTCGCTAATGCAGCCGTGATGTCCACAATCCGCATTTCCTCTATTTGGTCCAGTTTTTTGCCTGATAAAATGGACAAAGTTTTGAGCTGATTGTCAAAACTCGGCTCTGTCAATAGCTGCAATTCTTGGAATTGTGCTATGCTTATTTGGTTCCAATTCTTTGGTAATTTCATTTTACTATTTTATACCACAAATGTATGGCTGTTGTTTTGATTATTTCGTATATGGCTATGGTAAAGAGTATTTTCATATTATGACAAATACCCCTTTCTTATTCTTTTGGCTGCAATACCGGGCAAGTGCCAACGCACATACAGCGTCATCGTGCAACCCTGATGGTGCAGAATAACGCAACCCCGTTGCCGTGTGTTCAAATTCAAAGTTACGCATTTCATCTGCGATTATTCCCTCTGGGAACTTAATCAGCCCAGCGTGAACGTCAGCGGTCAACTGCTCCATCATCTGTTGTTTGCTTACCGATGTGAACTTCACCCCAACGGAACGGGGGCAATGCCGTTGTATCTTCTCAACAATCGGGTCACCTACTCCCGTGCTATCTATGGCAGCAGGGGTGTTGCCTACCACCCTGATGATGTGCTGTTCTGTCTGCGCCCAGTCCTTTTGAAAGCGGTCAAAATAGCACACCCTGTATTCGGAGTCAAGGCCAATGATCACCGTGTAGTCGCTGTACTTTGCAAGGTCAATGCCGTACCACTCAACAGGTGCGGTGGAAATCGGTGCAATACACTGCGAAATGTAGCTCAATCCAAACGGGTTGCTACCATCTTCGGTTGGCTCGGCAAGATACAGCTCGGAAAATATGTGCTGCGGCAAGTCACGTTTGGCCTGTTCCACTTCTTCAAGTTTCAGGACACCTGCATTGACTGCGTCATAAGCGGTAATCTTGAAAAACCCGTAGTTCGGTTCGCCCATCCTTGCCCGTTCGGATAGCTTATATCCCCAGTTCTTTTTGCCTTTCACGTTACCGATTAGCTTTGCCTTGCCTTCTGTTTTGGTCAGGGTAGAACGCAGGGCATACCACGCATCTTCTCTCGCCCGTGTGAACTCATCAAACACGGCTGCATAGACATCATCACCATAAAGGTTGTCGGGCTTGTCTGCTGATTTAAATTCAATTATCCCCCCGGTTGGAAGTGTCAATCGTAACTTGCTTTCATTGACCTTGAAAAAATCACGCACGGTCACTTGGTTACGCATCCGCCTGAATGCGATTTCCGCTTGTTGGTAAACGGGTGCAACCCACCACACGGATTGGTTTTCTTTTAGCTTCAATGCCTGTTCAAACAGCCAAATAATATGGCTCGCTGTCTTGCCAACTTTCGTAGCAGCAGCGGTCACGGTGTACCTATCTGGGCTGTCAAGTATCGCCCGTTGGTAATCCGTTACGAATGGCCGGGTGTAGCTAATGTGCATTGATAAAATTCCAATCTGTCTTTGTTTATGGCTTCAAGGTTGTGGTGTTCATTGCAGTAAACCTGATTTGCTTCCCCTCTGATTTTGTTTGCTTCGGGTTGGCTTTCCATTGCCTGTTTCATTGCTTTATACCACTCATCTGGTGTGTTCAGGCAGAACTTCACCCCTGCATTGTTCAGGTGTTGCAGGTATGGTTCAACTCCCGATGCGATAACCGGCAATCCGTATGCAGCCGCTTCAATTATTTTCAGTTCGGATTTGCAGCTATTCCACTCGTTCTGTTCCAATGGTGCTAACGCACAATCAAACAGGCGGTAGAAATTGCCGTACTCGTTGGGCTGTTGTGCATGGCTGACCAATACCTGTGGCCGAAGCACCGGGTTGTTTCCATTGAACTTGTACAAGATGCTATCCCAAATGTAGTTATTTGCCATCCATCCGCACAAAACAAAGCGGACATTGTCATGCTCATTGCAGATGCGTTCGATTGCTTCCGATAGTATCATGATGTCATTGCTGTGGGTAAGTCCACCCACCCAGCCAAAGGTGAAGTATTCTCGTTCCTGTGGGGTTGAAAGCCACTGGTCATCTGTCAGGTCAAGTGCGTTGGGCAGCACCTGCACATTGTGGTTGTACTTGGATATCTTTTGCGCAAGATAGTCGGTTGTGGTGGTCACACCATCGGCATACCGGATCCCGTCAATAATTTGCTGTTTCAGTTTATGTTCCCGGAAGTACTTATATGTCGGGTGGTGTTTTGGCAATACCCAATAGTCGTCAATGTCCACGATGTATTTGATATTGTTCTTTGCCAAATAGTGGAGTATCTCGTAGTGGTTCTCTCCCAGCCATCTGTTGAAGATGACCAAGTCGTAGTTAGATAAATGCGGTATTCCATTGCGTTCAAAGTTCTGCGATATGCTAACCGTGATGTCATCAGGGTAATCAATCTGCAATCGTTTTAGTGGTGTGTATAGGCGGTGGTATTCAACTCCACCCATCCCTTCCCAAAGGGCTAACGCTTTCATTTGAATAGCTTTTTAATTTCTGCAAATAGCCGCCTGATTTCGGGTGACTTTATTTTAAGACAAGCTGTGCGGAGCTTGGTGTCTCTTTTGTGCATCGGCCTTTTTCTACGCTTACGCTGTGTGGTGTATTTCATTTGTATGTTACGTATTTAGACATCAATTTTTTTTAAAAATACAAAAACAAAAAACAATATAGGAAGTAAAGTTAAAACATACATCCCCCTATCTACTGAACTCCAATTAAAAGAGTTTATTTCTGCTTTAATAAAAGCAATAATAAAATAATATATTATTGCTGTTGATAAAATTATTAATATATTTTTCATTCGTATGTTTCAGTAAAATATTCGTATGCGTTCAGGTCATCGTCAATCATGGTGGCGTTTACCGCATCCATAATCTGTTGCCGTTCCATTTCTTTGGCCTTGTTTATTACCGCAGTTGCCTGTTCAATAGATAAACTTTCTTTCAGGTTTTCAAGCAACCATTCAACTGCTGTCTGTTTATTGCCCATCCAGATTTAAAGTTATTTTGATTTCGCCTGTGACCGTCTGGTTTACATCGGCCGTTTCTTTCGGTTTGCCGTACACCCTTGAAAGCAAAGTTTCAATGGAATACAAGCTGCCCTTTTCAAGTGACTTCCGCATGGCGTTTGCAATGGTCTTTTCAAGTACCGTTGCCTTGGGGTTCTGCCACACTTCTTTCAATTCGTCAAGGTCCATTGACAACATTGCCTGAATGGTGTCGTTTATTTCGGCAAGTTTGTAGCCCTGCTCTTTCAAAAGGGTGACGTACTTTTTTGGTCTGCCGTTCCTGTTAATTCTATCAGGGTGAGCATCAAAACCATCACCCTTTTTCAGGTTGTCTAATTTATTGGCCATCGGTTGTTTGTCGGTTGTAAGTTTGCCCGTTACGTTTGATTTCAAGTGTCGGGTCAAGTTTAATCATTCGGTCGATAATTACTTGGCAGTATTTCGGGTCAAGTTCCATTCCGTAGCACTTGCGTTTAAGTTGGTGTGAAGCAGCCATTGTGGTTCCTGTTCCACAAAATAAATCAAGCACTGGTTGATTGGTGGTGAATGTTTTAATCACCCATTCGGGCAAATGCATTGGAAATGTTGCACCGTGATGTTTTGCAAATTCATTGTTTCTCTGCGGTGGTGCAGAATATACATTTTGTACCGCCCTAAATTTACCAGTAGTAATTGCTTTCGTAGGATTTGTTTTTGGTGATAAAAACAAAATAAATTCAAAAGTACTTGCCATTACATTTTCAGCCACATGAGGTGCAGCGTGTTCCTTATTCCAAATTGCAATATCAATAAGATTTTGTTTGTAGTCATTAAGCAATGACAGGAATGCTATCTTATTGTTCGCCAACATTTGTATGTTGTATGCGACAACTTTGCAATGCATCATAGCATTGTTTATGGTCGCTATGCATAATTGCTTCCAATCATTGGGACTTTGTTCGTCATCGTATGATTGATATAAATTTGCTCTATTCGCACTTGCCATATTTCCCGATAACTTTGCACTATCCCCGGCATTATATGGTGGTGATGTAAAACAAAAGGCATCGTTTACACCATCCATCAACCTTGCAACCGCATCGCTATCTGTACTATCCCCACAAAGCAACCTATGCTCACCAATTTCAAATAAATCACCCAGCACAATATCTGTCTGCAATTCATCGGGCATTTCGTAATCATCTTCTTCTGCTTCCAACTCTATTGCATCCATTGGTGGCAAATCCAAACCCCACTCTGTTAATTTCTCTGCATCCCATTCGTTTGCAAGTGCGTTCCAATCCCACTCACCGAAGCCCACGTTGTCCTTAATCAGAAACTGCGCCCGTTGTTCTTGTGTCCATTCGTCTGCCAAAATAATCGGTATCTCTTTTGCACCAATATCCGATAATGCTTTCAGTCGCATATTGCCACCCAGCACGATGTAATGTTCGCCTTCGGTATAGCAAACCAAAGGCCGCTTTTCCAGCATTTCAGGAAAGTCAATAATTGACTGCTTCAACTTTGCAAACTTATCATCCCGGATGACACGGGGATTGTTCGGGTTTGGCCGAACCTGTGTTAATTTAACCCACTGCATATATTCTTACGTTTCTGTTGATGTGATTGTCAGGAACAAAACCGAACTGCGCCATCAAATGGTCAAGCCCGGCATGGCTGAAAATTGTGCAATGACCAACGGCTGGTTCAATGTATTCGTCATTTTCGGTCAGCCAATCTGCAAAGGATGTCTCAATCATTATCTTACTACCGGGGTGGCAGAACTCTTTTATTTCGGCCAACTCGGCAAATGGTGCTGTCAGGTGTTCTATTACCTCGGTCAGCACAATTACATCATAGTCCTTTTTAAGGGATAAAACATCGGCATAATATCCGTTATAAGGGTCATAACCATCGCAATCAATACCAGCATCCTGCATAAAAGTAACCATTAAACCAGTGCCGCAGCCGTAATCTAAAATGGTGGGGTTATCCTTTCCTGATATTTTGCGGATGCGTTCCAATCGGGTTTGGTTTAACTCATCGGCATTGCGTTCATCTTCTTTGCCACCGCCCACCATGCCTGATTGGTCTAACTTTTTGCAGAAGATGTTTAACAAGTCATCGGTGTAGTATTGCACACCACCTTTGACAAATGCCTTTTTGGCTACCTTGCCCGTGATAGGTGATTTAGTTTTGCTCATATTTTGATTTTAGTATTTGTGTTAAGTTCATTATTGTCCATGCACCAAACCCATTGTCGCCCGTTGGAATGACATTGTGCGCAGTCGGGCAGATTTCAACAACACGGGGATGTTTCATTACCTCCGCTATGGCATAGGCCATTGACTGGTTGCCGACAAATATCTCACAGCCCTTTATGATGCCGCACAATTCCGCAAAGTCATTGACTTGGATGTGTTCAATGTCGGGCAGCTTGGCCGAAATGATGCGGTATTCATCGGCAAGCCCTACAAATTTAATCTTGTCCTGATACCTGCGCAGGATGGAATAATCAAATGTCGGGTTGTGATAACGGGCTGTGCGGTTTAAAATGATTTGATGGTTGCCTAATTGCCACACATCAAAGTGTATCGGCTCGGCAAGGTTGCAGGTCAGTTCGGGGTAGATATGAAAATACCACTGGCTGATGTGGCCCGTGTAATTGTGAAACTTCCTGAATAGGTTAAAATTGTAGTCGCATTTTGCGGCTTCATCTGTGATTGTGCATTTACCTATGAAATCCGTAGACATCAGCAACGGCACGAGCATCTGTGCCATCTTTAAATTCATTTGCACCTTGCCCATTGGGTGATTGAAATTGTATTGCGCTGGTACATCCACCTGTAAATAAAGGTGCACCTTGCTATCGTGCAACCGGGATGCTGCTCTCATTGCCGGGAGTGAGTAAATCAAATCCCCTGCATTGCCGCCATGAATAATACTAACCATTGAGTGCTTCCCTATATAGTTTTTTTAGTGCATCAAACATACAACTGCGACACGCTGGGAACGGTTGTCCGTACAACTGTCTGTGTACTTCGTTTAATTTGGCATAGTACCCAGCTTCAAGTGAGTAAGTGCCGGTCTTGTTTATCCTCTCAATATGCGACTTCAAGTCAAGGCAAAGTGAACGCTGTTCAGGTGTCATATACGAGTCATTATAAAGTAACAAACACAGGGTAAGACAACCCCCATAGCGATGCCAGTCAATGTGATTTCAATTAGTGTCATAGGTATCGGTCAATTAAGGCCCCAAATATAGCACATAATGCACCATAAATAACTCCGTACAATCCAAATTCAACGGTAAACCATACCAGCCCTGTCCACCACGATAGGCAGAAACCGCATTCAAAAGGTTTGATTGTCTTGCGGTAACGGCTGTCCAAGGCATAGACAAATGAAATCATCGGTGGGAAAAAGTACCGGGAAAGCAGAACGCACAATGCGGCCACTCCCAAAATGTCAGTCATCGTATTCATTATATTTTTCTTTGATTTGTGTTTTGATTGCGTTTATGATTTGGCTAATCTCCCGGTAATTGATTTTCGTTTCCCGGGCCATCAATGCCATGCTTTGTTTGTCTTCCCATAGCTGCCATAGTTTAACCACGTACCATTCGGAACGGTTAAAGTGATTAGCCACCTCTTTGAAGTTTACCGATTGCACCGCTTCTTGTTTTTTACGCAGGTGGGTTTCATCGTAGTCCTCGGCTTCCTCATCGTATTCATCAGGCAGCGGATCCATTGAACGGATAAAGTCCCGATAAAACTTTGTGTATCTGTTGCCGTTGACCGCATTGCACCCCACCCGGACAAGGTAGTACACCAGTCCATTGCTTTGGTGCAGTTGTATCAGGCGGTCGGCATCCATTTCACAGCATATTAGCAAAAGGTGTTGTTGTAGGTCGGCAGCGACATGACTTCCAATTTTATTACAGAAGTCAGGAAGCCATTTGGAATTGGCTAACTCAATCAGTATCTCTGTGCGCCTGTTCAAGTTTAAGTGCGTGAACTTTTTTGAGCCAATCTTTGAATGACTTGTTATCCCCGTATCGGGCATGGTCTTTTCTACATAACGCCATCAGGTTTTCAATCACATCAGCGTGTTTGCTTCCACCCATCCCCCGGGCTTCGATATGGTGAATGTCCACAGCTTGTGCGCCACACACCTCACAAGGGATGAAATCACTTTTGTCATAGCCGAAATGGTCAAGATATACCTTCGTATGCTTCTTCACTGCACAAAGTTTATTCGTAAAAGTTCGATATTCTTATATTGTGGATAACTTTGATAAAAATAATTTAACAAAAACTATTGCAAGTATAGTTTTCTATATTATATTTGCAGCATGGAAAACACAAAAACACCTTTTGAAATGGGCTGGATAGCCAGTCAGCAGTTTAATTACTACGAAACCGAAGGCGAAAATCCTTTTGAATTAAACTCCGATGAGTTTAAAGAATGGGAAAAGGGATGGCAATGGTACATCACCCAGACGATTGAATGGGAACGTGACGAACAAAGCGACATTGATTACCACGAAAATCAACAATATTGTAACGAATAATTTGGAAATCTAAAATCTTTGTTTTATAATTGCATATCGGAATAACAGGACTGAACCCCCTGCCGAAAACCAAGCAAATGAGAAAAAATATAATCAACACCCACGCAAGTAAAGAGGCGGCTATCTTGGGGCCGGGTTCAACTCTTGAAAGTGTGGGTGTTTTTTTTATGAACATTTACAAACCCACACCATTACCAGTCGCATATTGTGACGAACAAATCGCAGAACTTGAACTGCGCAAAGAGTATGAAAATTACAGGCGAGAAAACAAGGTGCTTACGTTATTACAATGTGAGTACCTTTGGATGAAACTTGACCTGCAAATCATCTATTACAACCAGTGTAAAAAATTAACCTTGAAAGGACAAAAACAATGAGCAAAGACCCAGCATTCCTATTTTATTCCAGCGACTTCCTGACCGGAACAATGCTTTTGACTATGGAACAAAAAGGAAAATACATTACCCTGCTATGCCTACAACACCAAAAAGGCATACTGACTGAAAAAGATATGTTACAGATATGTGGCACATATGATGAAGATATATTTTCAAAGTTTGTAAAGGATGAAAATGGTAACTACCTGAATGAAAGGTTGTCTGCGGAAGTTCAAAAACGTAAGGCATATTCCGAAAGTCGTAGGAATAACAGAATAAAAAAAGATATGAATAACATATCAAAAACATATGTTAAACATATGGAAAATGAAAATGAAAATGTAATTGTAAATAAAAAAAGAAATACAAATACAATACCTACGCTTGAAGAATTTTGCGAATACGGAATGAAAGGACTGAAACCCGGTTATCGTTACCCTATTGAAGCCAAATACAATCAATGGGTGGAAGCCGGGTGGGTGGATGGTCACGGAAAAAAGATTAAGAACTGGAAAACCAAACTTGCAAACACCATCCCATTTTTGAAACCTATGGAAGTTGAACAGGCGAAGGCCATAAATTATTTACCATGATTGAGCAACAAATACTCGGAACGTGGTTGCAAGGTAAGCAGCTTGACCTTACCGCAACGGTACGCAGTGAATGGTTCACCGTGCCAAAATACCGCACCCTATGTTTGACCATTCAGGCGATGTACCTGAACAACGAACACATCGACAACGTGGCGGTGGTAATGAAGCACCGGGATATGGCAATGGACATCGCAGGACTGAACAACTACTACACAGGAGAAAGCATTACTCGGTTGGTTTCAATGTTGCATCAGGAATACATCCGCAAAACCCTGACTATTGACTTGACAAAAATTGTCAATGACCTGACCAACGGAAGTGAAATAATGCAGTCCATGTCGGAAGTTCAAAAAACTATTGATGAAATACAACTGAACGAAAACGGACAAGCTGTTGACCTGATTACTCTACTCGGTGACAGCTTTGATAACTTGGAGAAACGAAGCAAATCCGAAATTAAAACTATTGGATTGCCCACCGGGTTCACCAGATTGGATAAGTACATCGGTGGTTTTGTTCCCGGTGAAAATGTGGTGGTGGCAGGTC